GGCAGTGAGAACTACGACTGGGGATCGTTCAACACCTTCAAGACGCCCGCCCAGCTCGACGAAGACAATCAGGCGCTGGGGGATCAGATCGCACAACTGGAAACGGTCCCGCTGGGGGTCGTACAGATGTGGGCCGGTAACATCGGTAAAATCCCGACCGACAGATACCGCCTTTGCGACGGCAGCACGCTGCCTGCGGAGGAGTACCCGGAACTGTATGCCGTGCTGGGGAACCTGCACGGCGGTGTATCCGGATCGACTTTCTGTCTGCCCGATCTCCGGGGACGGTTCATTGTCGGTTACAACCCCAACGATAACGATTATAACGCCATAGCCCGGAGCGGAGGAGAAAAGACCCACGCTCTGACCGTAGAGGAGATGCCCTCGCACACGCACGGACTGTTCCTGCAGCACAGCGGTACGCGCTTTACCGGAGGAGGTAAGGCCAACGAGCTCAACTCCGGGGACGGGAAAACCGACGCGACGGGCGGAGGGAAAGCACATGAAAACCGTCCGCCTTACTACACGCTCGCTTACATCATGCGCATCAAATAACAACCAACTTTAGAGAAGACCACAATGGCAATTCGCAGCATCGCACAACTAAAAGCATGGTTCAAACGGGGCCTGTACCCCACTCAGGAGCAATTCTACGACTGGCTTGACAGTTTTTTGCATAAGGAGGATAAGATCGCACCCAGCTCTGTCGAGGGCCTGACCGACCAGCTCAACGGCAAGTATCCTGATGCCGATGGTAAACTCCTCGAGCAGAAAACCGCCGAGCTCGAGGACCAGTTGAACACGCACGAACAATATTCGGAGGAGAAGTTCGGAACGATTTACGACCGGCTGGACGAACTGGACGAAACGAAGATCGACAAGGCCGTGATCGGACAGCCCGGCGGTGTGGCCGAATTGGACGATACGGGTCACGTACCGGCATCGCAACTTCCGTCCTATGTCGATGACGTGCAGGAATACCCCTCCCGTTCCGGTTTTCCCGCAACGGGGGAAGCAGGGAAAATCTATGTAGCCACAGATACCAATCTTACTTACCGCTGGAGCGGCTCCGGATATGTAGAGATCAGTCCTTCACTGGCTTTGGGCGAGACTTCGGCCACGGCTTATCGTGGAGACCGGGGAAAAGCGGCTTACGATCATTCGCAGATCAAAAGCGGCAATCCACACGGTACGACCTTTGCCAGCCTGCCGGATAAGCCTGCGTCCCTGCCTCCGGGTGGCGCAGCCGGTGGCGATTTGGCCGGAACATATCCGAACCCGACTATCGGCGCAGGAAAAGTGACCACCGCAAAGATCGCCGACGGTGCCGTGACAGCCGCAAAACTGGCAGAACAGTATATTGTGAACCGGGGTGCTGTTTCGGATTTGAATAAAGCCGTGACCTATGGTTTTTACACCTACGATGCGACCACGCAGAATACGCCTACTTCTTACGGCAGCGTCATTGTCGTCGAAGGAACCGGGAGATCAGGAAATTGGATACAGTTGGCCTTAGGATATTCTGCGGGCAATGTCAATCCGTCCGTTTTTGTCCGTTTCCGGCAAAGTCTGGAATCTTGGAGCGACTGGGTTAAAGTATGGAAATCCAATGATTTCAATCCGGACGACAAATTCGGCTTCAGCGCCGCTCAGTTATCGGATTTGAACAATGCCCCGAACAATGCCTTCTTTGTCGGCGCACACAACGCGGCGAACGCTCCGGTTGCCGATAGCTGGTCGAACGGGTTTACGATTGCCTACGGGAATAATCCGGATTTCCGAAAGCAGTTTTGCTATGCAGGCGACAAGTGGTGGACAAGAGGTCGAAACGGTACAACGTGGTCTGCTTGGAGCCAGATTTGGGATTCGGGAAACTTCACCCCCTCGTCTTTCGCTCAAACCAAAAAGGAGACCTTTCCCAGCGGCGGAATAGACAACATTACGGATTCAGAGTTTACCGGGAATATACAGGCGCATTTCCCGGGTGAAGAATATTCAAGCATCTGGCAGGGGGAGGATTATCAGGGTACGATTCTGCAACTCAAGTTGCGGGACTATGCCAACGTGCAATCCATGATGTACCGCGGAAACAAGACAAAAACATGGAGGAAGGTTTGGGATTCGGGAAATTTTAATCCGGACAGCAAATTTAACAACCTTGAAAATGTTAACGACAGTGATAATGTCGTGGGCAATGGTTATACCATCACGGAAACCGGATCATCCTTTAGCGGGCCTTTCCTCAAATGGGGTAAGAAGGACTATATGATTGAATTCTTTACGGGAAACAATATCAACGACATTCGGATTCGCAGCATGTTTAATGGTGTGTGGGGCGACTCCGTTAAAATGCTCCACTCCGGTAACCTCGGCAATGCGACCACTTCCCAAGCCGGGCTGATGTCGGCGGCGGATAAAACCAAACTGGATGGGCTTTCAGGCGGTGGGGAAGTGAATATCCCTCAGGGCGGAGAAGTAGCTATTCCCGGATGGACGTTTAACGGGAAGCAAGTCTATGCTCAGCGGTGGAGAACCTCTTTAGGAAGTGGTTTTAACTCTACGATTCAATCCAATATCCAAATGTCAGAAGTTATCTCTCTTTATGGATATATTATAAAGAGTGGGATAGCCTATCCTATCGGAAGTTCCGCATGGGATCGTTCATCGGGTGCTGACACATTCAAGTCTGCGTTCCGCTATGGTGAGGGAACCACTAACCTGTCGGTAGAGTTTTGGCCTGAAAGTCCGAATTCGATATGTGAAGTTTGTGCAATTTACACCAAATAACAATCAACCTTTTCAAACATTATGACCAAAGAAAACCTTTGGCAGATCATCATCGGGATGATGGTGACTGCAGTTTGTGGAATTATCCTGAAAATGGCCGTGTTCTCGTTCTTTCCGGCGCTGATCGTTGCGATTGCATGGGCCGGGATCAAACAGACATCCGGCAAGGAATACAAGGACAAGAGCGGCAACTACGTGAAACCGAAGTTCTGGAAAGACTTTGTACCTGTGATGGCCGGGGCACTCATCATGTGGGCCATTGTAATGATCGGATCATAACTCGGGGGAATTTTCGCCCGGACGAAATACAAACCGATCGGCCCGTCGGTCGTCGACCATGAAGCGACACATATGGCTCCGATCGCCGACACGTCACCACCGCAAAAGTATTTCAATGATTCGATAAATGATGATTCAAGGGGGATGAAGAAAGCCCCCGGCCGTAAGTAGAGATCTCACCCACATACTTACGCAAACATGCGCCAACACGCACAACCGAGGGCTAAACCTTTGGTCGCGTGTTGGCGTTTGTGTTGCTGTATGTGAGTGAGATGCGACAAAGATAGATATTCTTCACTTTAAAACAACATTTGAATGGCATTTAACTACAAGGAGCAGTATGGCGTGATCGTCATCTGCAAAGATGAAAAAGAACAGCAGGAGATTTACGAACGTCTCCGTGCCGAAGGTCTGACCCTTAAAATCGTGACGGTATGAGAATCGAGGTAAAACACCGTTGCAGTGACTTCGATAGCTACCGGGCTGCGCGGGTAAAAAGTCTTTTCAACGCTGAAAACGGTTGTAATTGGGAACGCACGGCCGAACTCCCCATTGAGGACATGGAGTGGAAAATCGGTCTTATCGTCGGCCCTTCCGGCAGCGGTAAGACCAGTATCGGCAGCCGTATTTTCCGAAAGCCTATTTATGACCTTTATGCAGACTGGGACAAGTCGAAACCCATCGTAGACTGCATAGCCCCGAACGGGGATTTCAATGCCGTAACCGGGGCACTCTCGGCCGTAGGGTTGGGAGACGTTCCCGCATGGCTGCGGCCTTTTCATGTACTGAGCAACGGCGAAAAGTTTCGTGCCGGGTTGGCCCGGTTGGTCTGCGAACGGCCGGAACACGCCGTCGTCGACGAGTTCACCTCCGTAATCGACCGGCAGATCGCTAAAGTGGGCGCAGCGGCTTTCGCCAAGACTTGGCGACGCGGTACGGGGCAAATCGTGCTCTTATCCTGCCACTACGACATCATCGAATGGCTGCAACCCGATTGGGTTTATGACACGGCGGAGGCCCGGTTTTACAACCGGGACTGTCTTCAGCGCCGCCCGCCGCTCGAACTTCAAATTTATAAAGTCCGGGGAACTGTATTCCCCCGACTGTTTAAGCAGCATTATTATTTAGACCTTCCAGCTCCGGTAGCCGCCGAGTATTTTGTCGGTTTCATCAATGGAGAACCGGTTTGCCACCTGGCCGTTGCTCCGCTGTTTACGGCTGGAGCTTATCGGGCCACGCGGTTGGTGGTCATGCCCGAATGGCAGGGAATCGGTGTCGGCACGAAATTTCTGGCCGCCATATGCGACTACCATCTGCAGGGGCGCGGCCGATGCGGCAAGCAGTTCCCGGTGTTCTTCCATACGTCGCACCCGCAATTGTGCGGAGCTCTCCGGCACTCTCGGAAGTGGGTACAGACCGCCGCAAGTCTGTACGGGACCAACAAAGCCAAATCCCACAATTCAATGGCAAAGTCGGCTCAGAAAAAAGGCTGCACAAGTCGAGCGGACTGCGGTTATGGCGGCCATTTCCGGGCCGTACAGGCATTTAAATATATAGGGGATAATGGTTGTTAG